CCCGTATGGTTCTCGACTTTCTTTCGCTCGACCGGTACCTTGAACCCAAGCTAGGAGGCCTAAATGGCCGTCGAACGCCGCAAGCCACGCGACCGGGCGCAGAACTACGGCAAGCTGCCCGACACCCAGGAGCGCGTGGAGTACCTGCGCGAAGCCCTGCGCCATGCGGAGAGCATGGTCACGCAGGCCGAGGAGGCGCGCAGCTGGCAGGCCGCGGTCAGCGCAAAGCGCCTGGCGCTCCAGACGCGCGACGAACTAGACCTCGCGCTTGCCAAGGCATCGGCCCCTGACGACACTATGAGCGATGAGCAGCTCCTCTCGATCATGGTGCAGGCCATCGCCTCGCTCCCTGCGCAGCATCTCGAGCGTCTGGAGGACGCTATCGCGATCCGACGTGGAGCTCCTCCCGTGCGACTGGTTGAGACTGCTTGAACCTCGCCTCCCTCGCAACGGCGACGAACACGCTAGCGCGCCGGGCACACGCGGACCCGCTGGCCTACTTCAGGCCGACGCCCCCGCAACTCGCGTTCCTCTCCAGCAACCATCCGATCCGCTTGCTCCGCGCCGGGAACCAGCTCGGTAAGACGTGGGCGGGCCTCGCCGACTGCATCTATCGTTGCCTCGGGTCGCACCCGTACACGCTCGTAAAGGCTGCGCCCATCGAGGCGTGGGTGGTGGTCGTCTCGTGGGAGCAGAGCCTGTCTGTACAAGCGAAGCTCTGGCAGCTGCTCCCGAAGGACGCCATCGATCCAGACTGCGAATACACCCCGGGGAGGGGCTTCCGTGGGCGCACACCTGTGGTCCGCTTCCGGAATGGATCGGTCCTCCGCATCCGCACGGTGAACCAGGGCGCGCTCGCGCTGGCGGGCTCGACCATTGACTACGTGCTCATCGACGAGCCCCCGCCCGAAGAGATCTGGTCCGAGCTCGCGGCACGCGTGCTGCGCCAGCGAGGGCGCATCGCGATCACGCTGACACCCATCGGGCTCCCCCTCGGCTGGCTCAAGAAGCTGGTCGAGGAGCAGGTCGTGCAGGACCTGCACTTCCCGCTGACGGTCGAGAACACGACGCCCATCGGCGGGCGTCCTCTGCTCACGCGCGAGGACATCGAGAAGCTCGAGGGGCAGGTGCTCCCTCAAGAGCGCGCCCAGCGCATCCACGGCGAGTGGGACTCGGGATGGGTCGAGGGTCGCGTGTTCAAGATGTTCGACCCGACCACGCACGTCCGCGCCGACGTTCCGGCCGGCGAGGCGCTTATCGGCGTGGGCATCGACCACGGCACCGAGGCCGGCGCCCAGGTCGCGGTCCTGACGGCGCTTGTTCGCGACGGCGGCGAGGGACACCCGAAGATCTGGGTGCTGGATCAGATCGTATCGGACGGCATGACCACGCCCGACCAGGACGCCGCCGCGCTCCTCGCGATGCTCAAGCGATGCGGGCTGCGCTGGGAGAACGTCGACCGATGGGTAGGCGACCGCAAGGTGTACGGCAGGCGCAACGGGAGCCTAAAGTCAAACGCCATGCTGATGTCCTCGATGGAGCGCGCGCTGAAGCTCCCCACCGGGAGCCTGCCCTTCCGCATCCACACGGCGTACAAGCCTCGCGGGTCGGTCTTCGAAGGCTACCGGGTGTTGAGCGCGGCGATGCTCCGCAACGACTTCAGCATCAACCCACGATGCCGCGGGCTCATTGACGACCTACAGAAGTTCGACGGACGAGATGCCAGCGAGCATAAGCACAGCATCGACGCGCTGCGCTACACGCTCGAACTGTATACTAGGCGTCTGTATCAGCCGACCGCGATAAGACTAGGCTAGTGGGGGGTCCATGTACGCTTACACGAAGATGCCGCAGCCGCCGGCGCCGAGTAACCCCGACGAGGCCGCGCGCTGGGAGCACACCCGGCATCGTCGCGCGCTGATGGAAGGTCGCTGGCAGCGGCTGCTCGAGGACCGTCTCCAGATGCAGCTCGGCAGCACGCGCCGTCAGGCGTGGGGCATCCCCGACATCAGCAGCAACCCGTTCAAGGTCGTGGCTACCGAGCTGGCCACTCTCTACGATGCCCCCCCGGACGTTTCCCACAACACGGCGGGTGGAGCGGTCGACGCGCTGTGCGGGTCTAACGGGCTCATCGCGCGCGCCGGCCTCTGGCCGCAAATGTCTCGCTTTCAGAGCATGGTCATCGCGCTTCGCGAAATGTGGATGCGCATCGACGTCGAGGACAACCGGCTAACGTACCGGCCTGTCTCGCCCGATATGACCATCGCCGAGGCCGACCCGAGCCGGCCTACCGTCCCCCTGGCTTACGCCGAGATCCGGCTGCGGCACTTCCGCGGCGAGGCCGTGTGGCTCTGGGATGTGCTGGACATCCGCGACCCGGCGAACCCTTCGTACACGGTGCGTGTGGCGAAGGACGGCGGCATGGGTGAGGACGTGACCCTCGAGGTGCTTGGCGCCACCTACTCGGGCGAGGCCTACCCCTACCGTCGCGCGGACGGCACGCCGATTCTTCCGGTCGTGCTCTACCACGCGAGCCTTTACGGCGACCGGCTCTTCGACGCGTTCAACGGGATCGAGCTTTACGAGGGCTCGCTCAACCTCGCGGTTTACTACTCGTTTCTCGCGCACACGCTTCGGGACGCCTCGTTCCCGCAGCGGTGGGCTATCGGCGTGCGTGTGGCTGGGTCCGACATGGTGGACGGCGGCACGCGCGGTCAGCGTGTCGAGGTCGTGACCGACCCGACGACGATCCTTATGCTCGACGCTGCGATGGAGCAGCAGCCACAGGTCGGACAGTTCGACGCGTCGGCAGACGTGGAGAAGCTGGAGGCGACCATCGCGGCTATCGCCCATCGCCTCGCCACCGACGCAGGCCTCTCGCCCAGCGAGCTCCAGCGCACGAGCGGGAGTGCGAAGAGCGGCTACGCCATCAGTCTGTCCTCCGAGGGTAAGCGGACGGCGCAGAGGAAGTACATCCTCCAGCAGCGCGACGCGGACGAGCGCCTCGTGGCTATCTCTGCGGCGCTCTTCAACCGGGCGACTGGGTCGCAGTTCCCCGAGGGCGGGTATTCTGTAATGTACAGGGAGATACCCTTGTCGCCCGAGGAGATGCAGAGCAGGCGGGCACACGCATTGGAGATGATGGAAGCCGGCCTTATGGACAAGGTCGAGGCGCTCCGGCTCTTCGGCAGCATGACCCACGAGGACGCCGTCGCGCGCCTCGAGCAGATCGCGCTTGCGAAGGCTGCGGAGGCACGGATGCTGGAGAGCACGCCGCCGGCCGTTGAAGAAGGAGAAACAGGAGGACGGCCGGCGACGGCCGCACCCGATGTATCCCCTGCGCACGCAGAGGCGATGTCCGAAGTCGGCGAGGAGCTCGACGCGGCAGAGGAAGCCCTCGCCGCTCTCGACCTGGACGAGGCAAACGCGGCCGTCGTGGCGGCGGTCATCGAGAGCCTCCGCGAGGCTCGTGGCTATCTGGGGCTCGGCCCGAAGGTCGAGGCCGAGGTCGAGCTTGACGAAGAAGAGGACGACGCCGAGGTTGCGACCTGATGCCGTTCCTCTCTGACCGACAGCGCGACTATCTCAAGCGGGAGCACCCCGGCGTCTATCGACGCTTCCTCCGCGACGAGCGCGCGATGGGCTTCGAGCTCCGCGCACCCGTCGAGGTCGCCGCCGTTGCGAAGCGCGGGCTCGAGAACCGGCGCAAGTACGGCCGAGGCGGGACGCTGGTCGGTGCACGCCGCGCGTCGCAGCTCGCAAGCCGCGACGTGGTGAGCATCGAGACCATCAAGCGCATGGTCGCGTACTTCGAGCGTCACGAGGTGGACCTTGAGGCGCCGGCCGCACGCCCAGGACACCCGCAGTATCCGAGCGCCGGCCGCATCGCGTGGGACCTCTGGGGCGGCGCCCCCGGTCGTGCGTGGGCGCGTCGGCAACTAGCAGTCTGGGAGCGCGTGCAAGCCGCACGTGAGGAGGAAGAATGACCGAGGAAGGAACGACGACCACGACCACGACCACGGCAGAGGCCAGCGACAACGGAGCGGGTGCCCGCATCCGGCAGCTCATCGCTCGCGTGAAGGAGCTCGAGGGACGCGTCAGCGAGCTTACCCCGCTCGCGGAGAGCGCCGAGAAGTACCGGGCTCAGATCGAGGAGGTCAAGGCCGCGAGCAAGGCCGAGCGCGAGGCGCTCCGCACCGAGCGTGAGATCGCCGCGGCTGGCATCACCGACGCCGAGGGCATCGACTACGTGCAACATGCCTACAGCCGACTCCCCAGCGAGGGCCGTCCCCCGCTCGCGGAGTGGCTCGGCAACAAGGACGGGCTCCCGAAGGCTGTGCGCGCGTACCTGCCCGAGGCAGCGCCCGCGGCTACCCCGGCTCCCGCGGCTCCCGTGACAACGGCGATGCCGAAGACGAACGCAGGCACGGTCACGCAGACGCCGCCGGCCACGACCGCGTGGACGCCCGAGAGCATCATGCGTCTGTCGCCCGCAGAGTTCAAGGCGAACGCCGCAGCCATCAAGGCCGCGCTCTCCACGCCTTGACATTCTGTCACTGGTAGGCTTACCGTAGGCGTGGGGGACATCCCCCACGCGCTCGGGGCAAGCTCCCGTAAAAAGCGACAGGCGCGGCAAACCTCGAACCTATCTAGGAGGCCACTATGGCCAACATCGACTTTGCCGCTCTTGACGGCAACGCCCGCGTCGCTGCGGTTCTCTACCAGTCCATCGTGATGAAGCTCGCCGACACCGGCAGCCTTCGCAACGCGCCCTGCTTCCTGAACGTGGGCAGCGTGAACGGCACGGGCTCCGACTCCATCCAGGTGCCCGTGGTCGGCCTCAACGGCACCGACATCATGAGCGCCCCCGGCGACGGCGTGAGCGTCAGCAACACCTCGATCACCTCGTCGGCCGCTACGGTCGTCGTGGCTCGTCAGGCGCTGCGCTACGACCTCACGGACCTCGCT